GTGTCTTCTCCGGAACCCACCTCCCAGTCTTTCGAACCAGCGCCGAAGGTGCCGGTCCCTCCTATCAAACATTCCCCAGGACTTGAGCTCCCAAAGGAGGAGCCAGTCCACTACTCTTTTTACGAGAAGAAAGGTCAGAGAATCGACATCACACTGCTCCTGGTGAAGGCCTTTCTCGCAGCCATCATGAACCTGATTTGTATGGTTCTGGCTGTATCTTTGAAGGGGTTGATTGCAATGGTCCTCTTTGTGACCATCTGCGTAGTTATGACCGCAATGCTGTTTATCGTCTTGGATTTGATTCGACGCTTGAAAGAAGAATCGACAATCCTGCATGTGTACACTTTACGAGATGCACGTGCAAAAGGACGGGAGTTGTGGGATGGGCGCGCAGACGGAATTTCATTGCAATCAATCAAGCATTGGGATCCAAAGACCACATCTGCAAAGCACATAAGACAAAACTACTCAGAAGTGGAAGTCGTCTGTCTATGGTTTAGATGGTCGACACGATTTGAGTGGAGAGATAGTGATAAGCTGAAATTAGACGAGATCGAGAGATTGAAATCTTTGCCGAATCAGTCACCCACAGTTCTTTTGGAGATAAATGAACTTGAGTTGGCTATGTGGATGCAAGGAGGAATTTCTCTGGAGTTAATGTCACAGCTCGCTATCGGGAGGAATGTTAAGGTGCGTGTGGATGATGATGTGTTGTACAGTCGTTTGGAAATGTTGGCAGAAAGGATTAATACAATCAATTTCCAACGTACTGATACTATATTCAAGCAACATGTTGTTGCGAACACAGTTCAGGTGGCTTATGCTATGGTTAAAGACTATCAACGAACCATGGAAGGCCATTCTTTTCCGAAACCCCTTCCTGCGGACAAGTAGTCTTTTTGAAAGGCTACAGGTGTACGGATGTTAAGCTGCCAGACGTTGAAGCTCTGAAGAAATCGGCACATATCAAGACTAATGCTCTTTTTGGGCAAATTCTTGAAACAGATGTCCGTGCTGTCATGAGAACGTCTTTAGGCTGTCATGTGCTGGGAGCTGCAAACCCAGTACCAGACAGAAAACATCCGCTAACCGCAAAGGAAGGGGTCAAGAAGAGATTTCTTCGGGACCCACCAGCAGCAAATCTTAAGACACTCAGGAGATTCTCTGAGTTTGTCGCTGACTGGATAAAAAAGAATCTCCAACCACTGGAGCCAGAATATGATTTCGACTTCGAAACGTGGTTGGCAAAGACTCCGTATCCAAAATGGAGGAAAGAACAACTCCGCCGCAAGAATGCTGCAATAAGCAATGACTGGGA